CCCGATGTTGACCCGGTTGCGTGCACGTAATCAACCGAAATCAGCCGCATTTTTCGCGGCACGATGTATGTCGAATGCGTGACCGCAGCGGTCCCAATCGTCTCGATAAACGAAAATAACTCGCTTTGCGGGGTTGTCGGCTGAAGTTGGGTAATTACCTCGCTGTCACCAGTTAGCGCGGCCGTGATCGCGAATCCCATTAGAGTGTTAGCCCCAATTGTGGATGTTGCGGCCCCGCTGGATGCGGTCCCGGTGACTGGCGACCCGGTCGCATTCCAGTAGACGGGATCGCCGATTGCGAACACACTAGTGTCTTTGGGGACGCGGAATTGCCCGCAATAAACGGCTGCCCCCTGATCCCCGCTGGCGATGTCGATTTCCGCGATCGTCACCAGTCCGTTAGTGACCGTGACGTCACCGCCTGTCACTGCACTGGCTGGGGTGTAATCGAGTTTGTCATCTTCGCTCGTATATCTGATTGCTGGCGATTGCGCCATGATTTTGTCTTTCAGTTAAAATTACTTGATTTGAAACCTACGCACTCAGGACGCAGTTATCACGCCGCACCCTTGGACTTGACCCCGCCCAAATACTCGGCCTGATCCACGCCGAAATCGTGATAGCCTCGGAACTGGATGCCCAGCGTCGAGAAGTCGGCGTCGGCGCTCTCGACCGTTGGCGTTTCGACCCCGTTGAGAAAACTCACCACGGTCGTCGGCAAATAGCCTGGCGAATTGAGCAGGTAAAACGCGGTCGTGCTGTAGCCGGTGTAAGTCGAGTCCGACAACTGCCACGCAACGACTGGCCGGTACTTCCCGGCGTAGATGTTTGACTCGCTCGTCTTGGTCATGCCCAAGTTTTGATTGCGATACAGTGCCTCGGCGATCGCCTCCAGTTCTGGCGGAACGAGCAGGATTTCAGGACGGCCCCCGGCCCCCGTTCTGCCAACTGGGTTTGCCGTGTCGGCGTTGACTCGCTTCTTTCCGTCTGCTGTTGGCGATGTCATTTGGCGGAATTTGAGCACCGCAAGCTGCAGCCCGACCCCGTCAGTTCCGAGATTGCTGGTCGCTCCCGTCAAATAATTCGTGTTTCCGGTTGTGAAAAACGAACTGTTGTTTGTGAATTCGGTCCAGAAAACTTGGTTCAGCTTTTTGGCTGACCCTCGACCGATTCGCGCTCGCAAATCGTCGAACGCGCCCATGTCATCGTTGATAATCATCGTGCGGGTGATGGCGAACATCTTGGCGTAGGTATCGACCTGCCGGGTGTAAGTCTCCTCACCGACTCCACCATGGCGGATCTCACCTGCTGGCGACAGTTGCTCGTAGGTCATGTCGTCGAGCAGCCGATAGCTGGTCGCTTGTTTGAAGTCGCTGACCGATTTCACGGCGGCGATTTCCCGCCACGCGGAATCTTCCTCCATGTAGCCGGTGAGCAGTTCCTTGTTGGCGACGTTGCTCAAAATGTTGGGAACACTGACAGTCGAAAATCCGGTCGCTTGCAGCTCTTGACCGCTAGGGCAGGCAAACCGCAGCACGTCCCGCAAATTGCCAGTGTGAATTCCCTCGCCTGCGTTGGCGTGGTATCCGTTGGCCGATGCGGCCTGCAGCAGCATTTGCTTGAGTCCGATCCCCCGGCGAAACTGAGAGTGAGCGGCCTGCAGGATCGCGGGCAAGTAGTCCTTTTCGACCTCCCGAGTTTTTCGCGTCATGCAAATCGCGGCCTCTAAAACCGTGGCCTGGTCCAGATTGCTTTCTGCGGATCGGAACGACGTTGGCCGTGTTTTGGCCAGCGATGCCCGCAGCATTTCTAAATTGACTCGGTCCGTCGACCACCCCTGTTCAATGGCTGTTGCGGCGATCGTTGGGTTGCCAGCGGCTGCAGCCTGAATCTCGGCGACCCGGCGAAGATTTGCGGCGATTTCTCGGTTTTGCGCGGCGAGCGCGGCTTTCAAATTCATCATTGCACCTGCGGCCATTGGCGGCTCTTCTTTTGGTTTTTCTCCGGCTGGCATGTCATCCATCGTCGCGGCGGCTGGCGTTGGCTTTGCTGTTGCGGCGTCGTAAGCCATGCTCAGCACGGCGCGGTTCTCATCGCTCAGGCTTGCCGCGGCAATCCCGAGACTTTCAAGCCATTCTTCAAAAGACGGCATATAATTTCCCTTCATGGCTGCGGCTGCAGCAAGATTTACCGAAGTCGTCGAGTCGGCACCAACCGGTAACACGCTCGTCTCTCTCAGTGATGCGGATCGTGCGACAATGCACGGCCCCGTAAATGATTGACCGTTGACCTGGACTGTTTGTCCGGGCTCGATCTCGACTGAATCTGTGACCATGGCCCCGATTGAGGCTTGCCACGTGTGCCCGGCGGCGGCTTGTGCGATTACTTGGCGGCAAATCTCGCTTTGGCCGGTAACGAGCCCCGAAATTACGAGGGTTTTGCGGTCGTTTTTGATTGAATCCGTCAGCCCCAGCGTGGCTTCGACGGTTTTTTTGTGGTCGAGTAGGATCGGAATCTGATGGTCTGAAACCAGTCCCGCCAGATCGATGATTACCGGGTATGGAAAGCCATCGACATTGAGCAGCCCGCCCGAATACGCGAGAATTTTGAACCGTTTTTGTCCAGTTTTTGGCGCGTTTTCGGCTGCGTTGAGCTCGATTGCTGCTGTGAAATTGAGTTTTTTCATTGTGGTGCCACCTGCGGGAATTTGGCTTGTGCTGGTTGCGGCGGAACTGGCTGCGGCGTTAGTCCAAAAGTTTGGTCAAACACCGCTTTCTTGTAGTCCGTCACCTCAACGCCCCACGCTGCGGCGGAACTGGCGGCTTCGGTTTCCCAGTCCATCCCGTTTTCGGAATAGACCTGGGAGATAGAACATTGACCCGTTGAGATTCGCTGGGCGTTGGTCGATACGGTGTCCGCTGGATCGATGTCTGGCAGTGGCGGCCAGTTCCACTCGTGCCTGATTTGGTCGATGGGCGGCCCACCCGTGAGCAAACCCGGCACGAAGACAGCAGCTTCGAGAAACCACTGGAATACCGGCTCAGCAATCGTTAGCTCAAAGTGATTTTGTTCGGTCTCAACTTCTGGTCGCCATACGTTTCGGATGTCGCCTTTATAGCTCGAAAAGTTGCTGTTCTTGGCGGTCCCGGCAGCCAATGCGTACGGCATGTTCGTGCAGCGACAAAACGACATTAACGCCTGCCCTTGGAACATCTCGTAGAGCGGCCCCGGTTGTTTCGGCTCGATCTGACCGAGATCCCATCCCTCAGGAATCACCGTCAGCATGTTGCGAGCCAACTCCATTTCGGCGAAGTCTGTCGGAGCGGCTGCAGGATCAACGGCGGCGGAATTTGACTTCATGTAGATGGCAAAATTCGCGGCACTTTCTGCGGAAAACAGCGTGGCCAATTCCTGCCGGCGCATGATTGGGAGCGTCTGCAGCGACGGCGTGACTCGCGGAATCCCTCGCGTCTGCCCCGGTCGTTCGGCACGGAATAAATGCAGCACCTCGTTGGCCGAATACCATTCACCTTTGAGCGTCGATACGGGGATGTTCGAGCCGGGGTGATGATCGTAGACGTAGTATTCGATTTCGTTCGTGTTCGCGTCGAACCTCACCCCGTCATCAACGTACGCATCCTGCAGGATTGCACCCGTCCATGGTGTAGCGATCTGTTCGGTTTCAAATATTTTCAGGTCGAGCGACAGCGGGTAATTACGAGGACGTTCGGCACGCATGATGAACGATTCGCCGTCCCGGAACTCAGCCCCGTAGACGGTTCGGTATTTTGATGCCAGCTTGATTTTTTTTGACCACGCATCGTAGGCGAGCTCAAGTCTTTGATTGAACTCCGGGTTTGCCGTCATGACCTGAAGTCGCGGCCCTCGCCCGATGATGTGATTGACCGCAGTGCGAATCATCCCCGAGTACCACGAATTGTTCGCGGCCTCGTAGCGGGATCGGATGCGGATTACCCGGCGAACACCCGGCGAAAGCTCAGCACGGGCAGACAAATTGTCGGTCGCGGCCCAATGGTTTTTGTTTTCGCGCGTTGTCTGCGCGATGTCAAACGTGGCTCGCAACGGCTTCGGCCGGCGGAAGAAATCGAGGATGCCCATTATTGAGCCCCCGGCGGGACGATTTTCATGAACATCGTCTTGAGCGCCTTGGCCGGTGATGCGGCTGCGGCGTTGGCTCGACCGTATTTGTCTGCGGCGATCTGATCCGCCAGCGATCGATTAGAGACACTGACCCCATCGCCCGACATTGACTGCGGCTTGGCGGCATCGGCGGCGATTTGGTCTGATAGTGTGGTCATGCACGGAGATTAAATCTCTCAACGTGCGATGAAAATACCACATTGTTACCGGTAGCAAATCAATTAAAATATTTTCTAACGTCTCGGGTTTTGATTCTTCGCTCGCTCGTCACGTTCAATTTTCCGCAGTTGCTGCATCGCCTTTCTCGCAGCGTGAAGCCCTCGGACTGCGTCGTTCTGCAGACAGATGTCAGCACCTGACCGCATCCCCCGCACTCGATCCCATGCCCCGGCATTTTAAATTTACGTCGTTCCGTCATCGTCGCACCGGCATTACGAATGTTCGTCGCTCCTTTTGTTTGACCTCGGTGCCTGGAACGCACACGCCTAGCATTGAGGCTGCCACACAATTCCCCACGTAGGCATCAAGCCAGTCGTTATCGCGTCCCGGCAGTGCCTCCCATGTTACGCCTGCTGATCCGTCATAGACAATGGTTTTGGATTGCTCGGCAGTAAAATGCTCCGCTAGCATTTGATGCTCGTGCTCATGCGACCCCGGCAGCAGCACAGCAGACGGAGCCCCCGGAATGGTTTCGAGTCGTCTCGCCCCGATCGACTTGAATTGATTGGCGTCGAAGTCGACGCACACCGGCGACTGGCTTCGTCGCTCGACCCAGTGCGATCCGGTATTGCGATCCTTGTTGGGGTCCCCGTAATAGTGGACTGGTTTTTTTCCCGGCTTCGGCCCAAATCCTTTTGACGGCCTGATCCGGTTTTTATTTGCCGAAAGACTGACTTGAGATTCGATAAGCCTTTTTTGTCCACCATCCGACCAATCCTTCAGGATTAAATCCATCTGTCTCGGAACTCCGATTTCGTCTCGCCAATCCTGCAGCAGCATCGCGTCGAGGTGATTGTGGGCGTGGACGAATGCTTCCTCCCAGCTTCGGCCCGGAAGTTTTGACTCGATCGTGTGCGGTAGTTCGCTCTTGTAAAATTCACGTCGCCCCTGATCTGGCCACGTCCCATAGTCAACGATCCAGCCGGTAAAGTCTTTTTGCCAAGCGACCACCATCCACCACAAAACGTGATCGGACGAGTCCACAAATGCGGTTAGGTACTGCGATTTAGCCGGTACGATCCCACGCGGGATCCCCGACAGTCTGCGAGTGATTGCGACCCCGTTGAGCTGTGTCAGCCCGCTAGCTGGCGGCGCCCCTTCCTGTTGCAGTTCGCATCGAAAAAAGTCTGGCTGAAGCGAGCGGATGGTCATGCACCACTGCAGCGCGGAGATGAATTCCTCTGGCTTGTCTTCCTCCCAAGACACGGCCCCGCCCTCATCAAGATCGGCGCGATTGTCCCGATAGAACGCGGTCGCCATCGCGAACCCGTCTTCCGGTTTGTCTCCGTCCCGCAGCAAGTCCTCGTATTCTTTCCATCTCGCTTTGTTAGTCGGCTCATGAATCAGCACCGGGTATTTCGAGCCATCCCAATCGGCGTGCCTTTCCCGGTCGCAATATCGCATCGTCAAATCATCGACCTCGCGGACTGTACAGACCATGATTGCCGCGATCGTCTCCCCGAGTCCCGCCAGCCCCATGAACGTGGTGTCGATTTTGTTTTCGCGGCTGTCGGTTTGCAGCGGCGATTTGGCGGACTGCGGCGTTTGGACGTCGTCGAATATGAGCAAGTCCGGCCGGATAACTTTTCCGGTGTCGTCCACAAACGAAAGCCCCGATACGTCGGTACTCATCAGCGAATATGGTGCGACTCTGGCCTCGCTGCAGTCAGTCCCGGCGATGCTCGGGAAGATGATTGACCCCCTGTCATCTTTGTGGCTGACTGTCAGTACCTCGCCGTTGAGTCTGAGTGTTTTCTTGGGGTTTTTTCGCTTGAACAACAGCGGGATCAGCTCGGGAAAATCGTCTCGAAGCTCCCTCGAAGACTCGAGAGTTTTGAAAAGATTGTCTCTGTGCTCATTGCTTTTGTCGTCGGTTGCTCCGACCAGCACGGGGAATTTGCGATGTCCGTAAAGCACGGCCCAGGCTGTGGCGACGCGAGCCAGCGTCGATTTTAATCCACCTCGGCGGACGGCTCGGCAGCGCTTGCCACCGTTCAGGATTACCGACTGGAATGCGTCACACATCTCGATCTGGTATGGCGACAGCCCCCGGTAGCACGCAGCTTTCATGTACGTCAGCGCGAATTTTTTTAGATCGCGTCGGCATGACTCGCGGCGTCGTGGATCGCGGATCTCCGGTAGCGGCCCGATCTCCTGAGACAGTGCAGTCCGTTCGTTTTGCGCGGCGTTGACTCGATCGGAATGGCTTCGTGCGGCATCGGCTTCTTGATCGCCGTCCGGTCCCTCCGCGTCGAATTGATCTTCCTCGGCAATCCAATACTCAACCTGCAGCAAGTCCGCTGGTGTCGTCGCCGATTCGAGCAATTCGAGCAAGTGCAGCCCTTTTACGTTCGGCAAATTCTTCCTCTGTCGCTGGTAGATTTGGGTTGATGTCGAGAACTCTGTGTCTACTGACTGTTGGCGATGGGTTTGTTTTTCGGTTCTGAGCATTCATTGCGACCAACACTCTTGCGGCTGCGACCCTTGCTCGGGCGTCCCCAGTTCTTGCCACGTCCGCAAGGATCTCTGGCAAGTCGTCCATCACGTCAGCAGGGATTGACCAGTCGTTTGTGATTGCCCGGCTGATCAGATTCAAATCCTTCGCTGGTTTCTCTCGGTTTATGATCTCAACGTGTTGTTTTGCAGCTCGTTGTTCGTCCTGCTGGACCTGTGCCACTGCCTTGAGGATTGTTGCGGCTGCTGCGCTGGCGTGCTTTGGATCGCTAGTTGAGTCGATCGCAATCTTGACTTGCCGTCGAATCACAGCGGCCAGCATCTCGGGTGTCATCGCGTCGGCGAATGCGTCGGTGATTGGCGTTGGCTCTGGCATTACTCAACGATCATTTCAAGAATTAAAGCGTCCGGGTCGGATTTGCACCGCCCTCTTCGGCATGGATAGTCGATGTGTCGCTGTCTACACTTCGGACGCGTTTTGGATACGGTTTTCGTAACGGTTCAACCGTGCGTTTCATGTCTTCATCAAGAGGCATTACGTATTTTAACTTCCCGTCAACAACTCTTTTTGGAATGTCGTCGGTTGCCAGTCGCCGCTTTTTCCCAAATGGACCACCTGTCATCTCCCTGTTGTGCTTCCATCGCCCCTCGTGAAACCACTCTGTAGTTTTCTGTGATTTCCCCAGATATACCCACCCTCCCGCCTGATAGACGCCGCCATGATGCCCCTGTCTTCCGTCTGCATAGCTAACGATTACCCGTAGCTTTGGGCATTTTGCTCGCAACATTGCCAGTGAGATTTTCAAAATTCGACTTACTGGAGTTTGGTGTCGCGTCAATGCAATTCTAACCAATTCGCACGCGAACTGAGGTTCACACAAGGAGGATGCCATCTCCCGATTCGCACCCAGCCCATACATCACACAACCAATAAACGACCCCGACTCCCAAACACCCACCTTGCAAAGCTTTCCAATTGGCATTGTCCTGCTGTAATGCCAGTGTTGAACTGCAAACTTCGCGGCCTCGTGCGAACACCAGTCAAGCTTTAACACAGGTTTAGAATTCATGGCCACATCCCGGACATACATGCTTGGATTTTTCGTCAAGCTGGCCTTGGCTTTCTACGTCAGTTGGACCGAAGCTTGGAACCTCGTAAAGCCCCGCTTTGTCGGCAAGATCGGTCATCATCTGCTGTAGTGCCTCGTCGCCGGTATCGACTTCGCGCAGCAACTGGTCGAGAAGAATCTTGTCGGCCTCGGCCATTGCGGAAATTGGATCGTGCGTTAGCAACGCTTTTTTGGCTTCGTCCTCGTCGAAGTCGGTCATGTTTACTTCGATTGTTGCTTCAAGTCCGTACTTCGCAAGTAGATGCTCTTTTCGCAATTGGCCGTCAATCAGCCGTATTGTGCCCTGCTCGGTCTCGTAAACGTCCGGATAGCCATAGAATCCCAGTTCGGTTTCAATGCCCGCAAATGCTGCCCGCTGCGATTCAGGATGCTTGCGAAAATTCAGCGGGTTGTCTTCAATGTCAGCGACTCGGACAAGGCGAAGACCCTTGTTTCGGATGCGTGGTGAATTCACTTTTTCCCCTTTCCCTCGATTGAATTCGCAAAATTAAATAAAAACTCAACGGAATGG